ATCGTCTATGGAATAGACCTCATGCTCTTTTGCCAGCTCCTCACATAGGTGGGAACCGATAAATCCTGCGCCGCCTGTTACTATTAACCTCATTTTCGGTAAATAAATATTTTATGCTTCTTTATCTTTAGCTGCACCACCCTGACAAGCTCAAATCCTGCCATAAGGGTGTGCAGTGTGCTGACGCTATACGCCTGCATATGCTGGTAAACTATACCCCCTGTTTTTAACCACTTACGGAACACCTTATCCGTATCCTCACGAAACGTACCCCAGATAATAACATACCCTCCCGGCTTCAGTACCCTGCGCGCCTCGCTGATGGCTTTTCGCGGGTCTTCGATATGATCCATCGTGCTGGCGAACAGCACCCCATCAAACTCCTGCTTAAAAGGCAGGCTCTCGGCCTTACCCCTGACATACCGGAACCCCGGGGTGAGATTATCAAACGGGTCTATGCCTGTGAAGGTAACATCCGGGGCAGCCTTCATATACGAGGGCATCGGCAGTATGCCGCACCCTACATCCAGGCAGTGACCGCCTGCTAAAAGGTCGTTTATCAGCTTACCCAGTATGCGCTCATCCTCATAGCGGCCCTGTGAGAAAACCTTATCGCCCCTCTTATGCGCTGTTAGCTGTCGTTGTTGTATGGTGTCCCAGTTACTCATAATGTCTTATATATCTCTGCCCATCGCTTACCTACGGTGCAATGCCTTAACTGGCAATAAGCAATAGTCTTTTTACTCAGCTCCTCAAGCCTTTTCCAGTCCAGCCACTCGTTAAGGGCATCGGCTATGCCTTTTGCCGTGCGCTCTTTTGGCTTGATAACGGGAGTGTCATAAGGATATAGCCCCTCATCCCAGTTAAGTACCGGTATGCCCATCGACATAGCCTCGACGGCAGCATTGCCATAGACAGGCAGTAACATCTGGTCTATGTATATGCTCGCTGTCTTTTTTATGTCCATAGCTTTCAGGTTTGTTATCCTCGTGGAATATATCATCCTTACATCATTACGGTTTATCATTTTAAACGCCTCTTTCACAATATCCGACCCCTTGCGCTCCGGGGAGGAGGGTATGTGAACAATCGTAAACTTATCCTGCTTCTCCCACCTGTAATTTGTTTCCAAACAAGGAAACTCCATCAGCTTGATATACGGCCTGTACAGCAGCTCAGGGCTAAAAGCAGAGAAATAGTCGGCCTTGTATTTCTTGACCGGGTGAACAGCCATACATACCGCCTTCTCTCTTAGCCTGCGGAAATACGTACCCGCGAAGCTGTAAATCCGTTTCTTGCCTGCTAATGAAAACCCTTCCCATGTGTTATTATATAAAAAATCACCCTTGAAATGAATTATTTTACTTGCCCCTATCCTCTTTTTTACTGCCGCCTTGCCGTATGCGTTGATCGGCTTAGCTGCTTTTATCTTGTACTTCCTATTACCCCGCCCTGTCGTAGCTGCTATGATCTGCGCATCCACACCCTCGCGCCTGAGCAGCTCAGCTATCTTATATCCACTGCCTGCATAATCGACCTTAGTGAGAAGGGTTACTATCATCTGCTGTCAAGCTCCTTTTTAGCGATCTTCACAGCGGTCACCCTGTCATCGTTATCAATTATGTTTTGCAGCTCCTCATCGGTCATACTGCCCACATCAAGCTTACTGATCGGGACAGCGGTATAGCCCTCGCCATACTCCTCGATAGGAACCTTTGTCTCAGGCTCGAATTTCTCCTGCTTAGTCTCAATGACTTTTTTCTCCTGCTTAACAACAGGGGTGTAATACTTTTCTTTTTTCTCCGGGGTAACGGGTTCGGCCTTGCCTACCCTAACCAGGTACTCACCCAATTTACCGCCAAAGGAGTAAATTCCGGGCTTTAGGTCACCATGTTGGATTTTTAAAAACAGTTTTCTTTTCATCATGAGTTAAATTTAAGCACCGGGGGTACTAAGACCCCCAGTGCAAATTATTATTAGCTTACCGGTCCGGTATAAAGCGTAGCTATACCATCAGGCAAAACTGGTACAAAACCGACCCTCTTGTGAATCCTGAGAGCAATCATATCCTGCTCGGCAAGATTAACGAGTGTGTTATTTGCATCATATACTGAAGCCTGATCCAGCAGCTTGACCCTTACGCCCTGCTTATCCCCGTAAACACAGGTCCTCTGCAGGTTCGAGAAGAACAACACCGGTGCCTCGGCCACCTGGGCCTCAAGGAACGTCGGCAGTGCCTCGGTCTCTACAATAGGATAGCCCCACAGGCTTGCCGGCCGTGTGCCAGTCGGGTCCTGTACAAGGTACACACCCTCGCGGTCACCAGCAGCAACAGCAGATGAGCGGTATGTCCTGAGCAGCCCATATATCTCCGGGTGCATATAGAACTTACCCCCTGCCCTTGCAGCTTTAGGAACGCTGAACGTCAGTGCCTCAAGATGCTCCGGTCTCAGGTTCTCAGCGGTCAGCCCGGCACCCATAGGTACAGGAACACCAACATTAAGGGCACCGAGCCACGGCGCACCTATGCCACCAAGAAACTGGGCATCCTCCTCCACAGCGATAGCCTCACCAATCAACTGACTGGAAAGAGCCACCAGGTCAACAGCCGAGTCCTCGATTATCTCCTCTGTGAAGATCACCATAGCAGCCAGCTTCTTGAGTGTCTGCTCAACACGGCTGATATACGGCTTGGTCTTTGGTTTAGCCTCTCCCTCGTCAATCCACTGAACAGTGACGTTAGTCAGCAGCGTAGGTATGTAACGTTGGTTACCGGCTCCTGAGAAAGGAAGGTAACGCATATCCCGACGCGCTATGCCAGCCTCATCAACCCAGCGGTTGACCTCTGCCAGAAGGAGCTTGGGAATAAGATACCCGCCCTGCGTCATGTCATAATCCAGCACGCTCGACCCCTCACCGGTGTGCATAACAGGGGTGAGGCTCTGCTTCAGCTCAAGGCCGATCTTTTTCATGCCCTCCTCATCTTTTTTGATGAGCTTGCGTATCCACTGGCTGTTCAGGTCGCGCTCTTTCTCTGCAAGCTGCTTCTCACTATAAGCCGGCCTGTCAGCTATCTTAACATAGACATCATTGATCTGCTTCTGGAGCTTCTCATAGTCAAAACTTGACCTGATCTCGTTTAGGGACTTATCCCAATCAGATTTGATCTGCTCAAGGTCCTTCTGCTCAGTCATGCCCTCCTTGCTCTTTACCATACCCTCATCAAGGGCCTGTAAGAACTTCAGATGCTGCTCGTCAAACCCATGCTCTTCGGGCAGCTTAATAAACTTAAATTCGTATTCCATCATACTTGTTTTTGTGATTAATAATTAATTTACTGTAATCGGGAATAGCTGTTTTTTGAGTGGGCTTCACATCCGGCTCCTTTAGAGTGGATTTCACGCCCGGCTCATCGTATGCCCTGACCATTTCTTGTATCTGCATTAGTTGTATCTGTAACAGATCGAACGTATCGTCTGTGTACTTACCTTTTCTTATCGCGCTGAGTATGGTGCCTATCTGCTTGACCCACATATTGCGCTCCTCAAGCGACTTAATTCCCGTGTTGACCCCTGCTCCCCACTTATCCAGCGAAGAGACCTCCCATAGTATGCCCTCGGTGATTATCCTCACCTCCTTGCCATCGACCGTCTCGCCGTGGCTATGCACCACCTCGAAGCCGTGACTGTGTTCGGTGATTATGCCGTCTTCGTATTTCAGCAGCACATCACGCGAGGTATCATCACGCCCCAGCTTAGAGACAAACCACCCGCCGTTCTCATCTTCCCCGAGTTCCTTCAGCACGCCGATAGCCTCATAGTGGTTGTAAAGATGTTTAATGCGAGGCCTTAGGCTGCCCGGTCCGCGATCCCTGATGCTCTTTGTATAGGCACCCGGCTTGATCAGGTCATCGTCAGAGTCCACGTTCGCAGAATCCCAGTAGTACGCCTGTACCACCCTTTTGTCGTAATCAATATCCTTCACCTCTAAGGGAACAGGACACGCCTTTTTGAATCTGTTCATAGTTTAAAATATTTCATCTGTTATTATCGTTTGTACACCACACCTGCAATTTATTACCTGTTCAGCCGGCCCGTCTGTATCACCCGGATACATCAACTGCGTTCCATCGGGCAGGGTGAAAAACTCATTAGGGGCAACCTCCACACCATCCATCGCCATATGGTCATCCCTGCTGGTGGGGGTGAAAGAGCTTATCCACACCTTCATCTTATTACCCGGTAGCTGCTCAGCACCCAGGCCCTCGCCGTAGTTGCTGGCTGTCACTGTCTCGGTGCGTGCTATCC